AAGGATCTTACCTATTTCCTTCCTCTGGGCACGGGTGGGAGCAGGCTTGTTATGCTTTAGCCGAACATCAATCAGCCAGCTTTCAAACGCATTGCCTACCATCTCTTCTACCTGTGCCTTTGAAGTATCCCTGTCTACCAGTACCCTGAAGTTATGCTTCCGGTTTGTAACCTCGTCATGAACCTTGAACCGGTACTCGTAGATAGTCTCTGCTGTTTCAGCATTATAGCCCACAGGGGATACCCCTGTATGGGTAACCCCCTGTGGAGTCCATAACTCAGCTACTTCTGGTGAAGGAATAGCTACCATTTATGCCCTGATATTTAACATACACCACTGGTTATCTGAATCAACCGCTGGTATACCCATGGCAACACCGATATTAGTTAAGTCTGATTCATCTGAATAGTCAGTTCGTTCTGCTTCTCCAGATTCTCCAGAGGCCTGAGATACTGCTATCCCATCGCCAACAATACCTACCTGTGCTCCCAGTCTTACAGAAGCTGGCCCTGATGTCTGTATCCAGCAGAAGTAATCTGCTGTTACGGGCATACAGGTTACGCCAATAACTCCAGTAGTCATGGTGCCATCACCGTCAATAATCTTTATGTCCTTGTAAGGACTGTACATAAGCCCAAAAAGTGAGCTTGTAGTCAATGCAGTTGCAACACCATCTTCATCATCAATGGTTATAGAAAGACCTGTTGCACTGGATACAGCCGTGTTGGACTTAACCTTGTAGGTTTCACCCTGACCCGGACCATCGTTAAAGTAAACGTATCCGTCCTTGTACTGGTCTTTTGTTACCGTTAGAGATGTACCACTTGTGAACGAGGTTGCCCCTGCTGAAGTAGCAGTAGCTGCCAAGTCCATATCGTGTGCTCCAACAGCAGCTATGCCATCTACCAGGTAACCACCATGATCGATAGCGGTGCCACTGTTCTCTGCATAGTAGAATACTCTACCGTCAGATGTAACACCCCTGGTGCCAAGTTTATGCTTCTGGCTAGAAGTCTCGTCTTTTTCCATTCCCTGTTTCAGTTGTACTGTCGTAGGAAAAGCCATATTAAAACCTCCTTTAAGGTTCTATAACAGGTTCTAAGCCCTGCGATCAGTCGATATTATTTTCCCACATAGCCTCGTCTGATCTTTACAGCTATGCTTCGCTTGTATGCGTCTTCCCGTGAACACGCAGTTTTGATATAGCACCTGCCTTAGTTAGTGCAGATACACTCTCTCCGCAGTCCTGACATATTACTGACTCCTCCTCGACTTCACCGTCTTTGGATTCAGTCTTCACTTCTGCCTGAGCATTGTATATCGCACACCATCTGCACTCACAATTATCAGCAGGAGGATATGGCAACATACCCAGCCTTGCCTTTGTAAGTACATAGTCAGGACTGCCGGGAAGGTTTTCGACCTTTGACCCGGCAGGCTTGACTACATCACCCTGTTCGTTGAGTTTAGGAGCATGAAGATACAGGGTAGTTTTGGGTTGCCATTCATCGACATATTCCCAAGCATATCCCTGCCCCACAAGCTCTTTACGGAGATCTGTACGCTCCTTGGTTGTCAACGCCATTGTTATACCTTCCTTCTATTAGCTGGTTGCAGGAGTGCCTGCATCAAGTGTAAGAGCTGCACCCTTGGAATCATCAAGCTCAAAGACTCCGTAATCGGAAGTCATTACAAGCTCTGTGGCTCTGAGTGAAGCATCTCTCTGACGCTCTGTTCTTGTCTCTACTGACTTAAGCACTGCAAGAGCAGACTTGTCAGCAATAACACCAACTGCATCATCACTGCTGTCGATAGTTATATTTCCATCTTCAAATATTGGAACTCCGTTAAGAGGTCTTAGACCACTAAAGAAGTCTCCAAGCAGGTCCTCTGTCCATCCCTTTGGAACAGGATAGGTAGTAGATGCCGTTACTGCTGTATTGGCAACATCCCATACTGCGAATGGATGGTGGTTTATGTAAACCTGTGAACCGAACCTATTACCCTTTGCATATGCTACTACAGCAGATACGTTTGCCAGACTCATTGTCCTGGCAGCAGCTCCGAGTTCTGTTGAGAACCCTGAGTAAAGAGCTGTAACATCGGTGTCCTTCTTTCGTGCCATACCGTCACCAAGCTGTCTGCCGACAATGCTCATAACATTCTCAGAAGATTGCCTGACTAACTTATCGGTAAGGATTATCTTGGCTCCAACTTCGGATGCCGTAAGGTCAACCGTAGTCATTCCAATCTCTTCCTCATCAATAATATCCTGACCGTCTACAAGATCCGTCATACTCATCTGTCCCACTTTAGGAACTGTCACCTGCTTTGACCCCTTGGGTAAAGTAAATGTCTCAATCAATGCCATCGCAGGAGCGTTATGCTCCTCCGTGTATCGACTGGCTGCGATGATAATTTTCTGTGCATTCTCCAAATTACCTGTTGTCGCTGTCTGTGCCATGTTAAGCCTCCTTTGCTTTTTATCCTAGCCCAGTTGCTCTCCTAGCTGCGGATACAGCATTAGGAGACCTATCGCCTGCATTATACCTGTCAAGCCAGCCTGCGTCATTAGAAGCAACACTTGGCTCCCCCTGGGAGTTGTCGAATTGCTGTGACGGAACCTGTGCCTGTCTTAATCTTGAGAGTTCATCATCACGCTCCCGGTCTATAGCAAGTTTCTTTGCTGCACTCTCCATAGACTGGGGATCTTCATGTTTTCTAAGTTCGGCCAGATCATCTATGCCAAGCTTATATTTCTTGACCAGATGCTCAGAAGCAAGTGTCTTGCCCTGTAAGTGTTGACCGTATGCATCAGCCTGTTGCATAAGTACCTGTTGCTGTTGCTGGGTCTGCATATATTGTTCAGCAGCTTGCTGTGCATGTTCAGGAAGGAATCCCTGATTCTCAAGTTGCTGTCTGTAAGAATCTGTCTGATTCTGCAAAGCAGCTCTTGTCTGTACTTCCTGATACTGCCTTGCCTCTTCCTGCATTCTCTGTATCTGTTCAGGAGAATACTGCGTCTGGGACTGCTGTGGAGCAGACTCAGGAGCAGGAGGTTGTTCTGGTGCAGGTGCCTGCTCTGTTGCAGGAGGCTGTTCTGCTACAGGTGCAACAGGTGTCTCTGTCTGAGGAGCTTCCTCAGTACTCGTTTCATTTATAGGAAGCTGTGTCTCTTCCTGGTTATTAAGCCTGTCAATCTCACCAAGTATAGGGTTTTCCGCAGGTGGAGCAATATCTCCCCCACTCTCTACGGGAGTTGGTTCTCTAACTGGTTCTGTTGTCATATCTGTTTCCTTTCATCTCCTTTTGGTTATTTTGATATAATATCGTGTTTGGTGTCAAGTTATTACCATGGTCTCCGTATACCTACCGTGCTTCCTCCACCTCCAATAAGAGGCTTGAATACAGTGGAAGGTGATAAAGTCTCTACTACTGGCTTACTGGTATATCCATACTTGTAAAGAAGACCGTCCAGATCAGGATTGGTAAGGCGTTTCATCTGTCTCTCAAAACTTACCTGTCCTATTACTTTTGTTTTCAGAACCGGGTTACTATCAAGATACTCTTTAGCATCTAAATCATTTATATCCTGTAACCTTTTATATTCTTTTAGCTGGTCTTTTACACCATGCCTGATAGCAAGCTCTTCATCTACATTCCAGTACCCTATCTTAGATATCACATCCATATCTTCTCTGCGTTGTTTTTCTTCATCAGGAAGGTATTTACTCTTCCTGTTGGAATCAACAATATCTGTAACAAATTTATCTCCATATGTATTTCTCAGGAACTCTTCTCTCCTGTTCCGCTCATCCCAGTTAAATTCCCCACCTTCTTTCTCAAGAGATATATACTTTCTATTTGGAAATGCCTCTTTAAAAGTATCTCTGTCATCACTGTATAAAAGATTGTAATATACCTCTTCTGCACGTCTGAATGGAGACTCAGACTTGCTCTTTCTAAAAGCACCCTGCTGCACAGCTTTATCATATATTTTATTTGATTCTTCAGCATACCCGGATAGAATATTATTATCTCTAAGCCAGAGCCTGTAATGCTTCATAGGCTGTTGAGGATTTCTTGATATGGAAATTCCTATCATTTTTTCAAGCTCTTCCTGCTGTGTTCCCTTTAATTCTTCTCTCTCCTCATAATAGTTATATCTTGCCATATTAAATTTCTTCAGAGACCCTTTGTAATTCTTATTAGCCTGATCAAAACCAGGATGACTCTCTAGCTGCTTGCGTAGAAATGGAGGAAGTTCCCAGTACTCCTCGATATTTTTCTGGAGATCTGCTTGAGGTACTGCAAAAGCACCCTCGGAAGGAAACTTATACTCTCTTTCTTCTGCCAGCTCTGCAACTGTCATATCTCCTAAAGGTATTTCAGATCCGGGTAATTTAAAAGATTGTAAGAATTCTCTACCTATTTCTGTTCTTTTTTCACTTGCAGATTCAGGTATGGTCCGGCCACCAAGAAATTCTACCCCTCCTACAACAACAGCACCTCCCAGTCTTCCCCAGTCTGGTATGCTAAGATCTCCTGCATCATCATATGCAGCAGCTT